ATATTAGTGACACTTATTCAACTTTATATAAGTTGTAATATGTATATAATTTAACTGCATTCACTTCATCAGAGTAATAAGCTACCTTATCATGTACTCTAAATGTTTCACTACCACTTATTACTTTATCATTCTTATTTAAATCTGTTGCTGCATTTGTTACTGCGAATGCATCACCACCTTCAACCATTCCCTCTTTATCAAAATACCATTTCTGGTCTGATTTATAGAAAACCATTGATACTGTAGTACTAGCATTATCAGTAAGTGTTTCTTCACCACTAATTGGATGAATTGTTTTAACACTAGTTTCAACACTAACGTTTCTACTTAATCTAGTGATTATACTCTGTGTCCATGAATTTCTTACGAATGTTATTGCCATTTTATATTAATGATATTATTAAAAATCCTAAAATTGATAATGTAAAACCATATGAACCCCATATTAGTTTTGTATGTAATTTTACTGTTCCATTTGTTCTTACTGTTTGTGTATGAATCTCATCTCATTTATCCATAATGTCTTTATTGGTATACTCTACTGTAAATTTTGTTTTGTCATTTTATTATTAAGTTGTAGCTAATATAAATGATTGTAGATAGTTAATTTTTTAACTATTCTATCTCTCTCATTTCTTAGTTTAAGAACTCCCTCTCTGATATTTGTGTACGGTTCTCCTAAACTACCATTCATAGGACCTATAGCAAAAGACGTTACATCATCAAATGTTCCACCAATTTGATTGGTTAATGCATTCATTGCTGCTGTTATTGCTACATACTTTTTAATTAGATGTGGTACTTCATTTGTATATTTGTTCTTTACACCAAACCAATATTTCATATCTACACTTTGATTCTTTGCTTGAAAATTAGTGTATTCTGCTGATGATTTCAAAGTTATTTGACCCCATTCAGTATATTTATATACATAGTCTGTTGTTATAGCTGTTCCAGCTATTGATAAAGATTCTAAGTTTACTAGTGGAAAATCATCTATATATGTTGTTACTTGTCCATCACCATCTTGAATTTCATTTCTATATGGTATTGTACCACAATGAAATATTTGATATGATGTTGTACTTGTTGGAACGGTTGCCCAATCTCTATCAACAGTTAATGTTGTTGATGTATTACCGACAATAACTCTGTATTGTCCACTACCGAATCCTGAATTAAGATAAATAGCATTACCAATATGTTCACCACTAGTTAAACCTGTAGTGTTCAGACTAGCTGTAGAACCACTTACTGCTGTACTTGAATGTGAAAGTTTCCAATATGTAGTTTGCGTGATTGCATCTACTTCTTCTTCTGCTTCTTTTATAAAGTCAACTATATTTGATGTAGATACTACTGATGAATCTATTCCAGCATATCTGTAGACATCTGTTGTACTTGCATAGAGTTTACTAGTTCCCATTTTTAAAATATTCCTTCCATTGTTTTCTATCCTTATTGGTTTTACCGTGACAACTTCTACATAATGTTATTAAGTTATTTGGTTTACCTCATTTATGATTATAAAAAAAAGGACTAATCGTCCTATAATAAAAATTAGTTGCTGTCTCCGTAAATAACGAATACATATTTCTTACTTGCAATAGCTGCTTGACCTAGTCTAGGAGCATTTGTAGTTGAAAAAGTTAAAGTTAGAACACCGGCTGAAACTGATGTTTCTGGGTCTTGTCCTTTAATAACACTATCAGTTGTTGAGTGAACCCAACCTGATACAGCTTCTACAGTTTTAATACCATAGTTAGCTAATGTTAATGTAGTAGTGTCATCGGTTGAACCTGTTACTTCTAATTTAACGATTTTTCCACCAATTGATGGAAGAAATTCTTTTACTGTTGATGTTTTGTCTGTCATTTTGATTATTACCTCTTATGTTTTGTTATTTGTTAAATATAAAAAAGAGTGGGAATAAACCCACTAATTAAAATTATTTAACTAATAACTTGTTGCTATACCTGTAATTGCTGAACAGAACGCCATATTTTTAATTATGAAAGTTTCATAAATTTTCATCATGAACTTTTCACTGTCGTTTGTTTTTGCTAGTGGTTCGTAAGTCATATCTTGTAGAACTCTCATTTCACAAACTGTTAAGTCTAGGAAATAAAGTGTTTTCTCTGCTGTAGTATTACTCATTTGCATACTAGGAATTAGTGGCATTGTACCAACAACTGTACTTAATTGTAAAGTTTCATATCCCCAAAATACATTCTTAGCGACAGGTACGTAACCTTGCTTAGACTGAATTAATGCTTCAACATCTGCGTATGTTTCTGAACCGCATGTTGCAATGTTTGGTCGTCCACCATCGTCAAATGCTAATTGAATTGCGTGATTAATATCGCCTAAATCAAATGCACCTGTACTCATAGCTACATTATTACCTGTAGTATCAGTAAACTGTTGAACTAGACCATCAAATTCGCCTGTAGTATCAACGTCTCCGTTAACGATAAGGTCTTCTTCTAATTCTTTAAGACTTCTTGCTTTTGCTAGAACTTCAATCTGTTTAGCTGTAGCTGCTCCAACGTCTCCGCCGAATCCACCGCTATATCCTGAAGGACTCATACCTTGCATAATAAAGCTTGGTGTTGCTGCAATAGCTTGACCAGTTACTCTACCAACTGCATATAGATACCTAATTGCAACTGATTCTCTGCTGTATGTGTCATTTTTCTCTGCCATAGCTGCATCTTCTGCTGCTACGAAAGCTGATGTCTTACTTAGAGTTGACCAATCTGCTGTCAATCCTCTGTTTGTTACTCTTGGTATAATTTCTACCAATGGAGTATATTTTCGTGAAATATCAATAATCTTTTCATCTAGATACAATGGAATAAGTAATTTTCCGTACACGTCATGTGCTGCACCTGGTCCTGTAGTTACGTTGAACGCCTTCAATGAAGCATTATAAGCTTGTCCTAATGTACCTTTTTCGTTTCTAAGGTCTGTTGCACCGATTCTTTCACCGGAATAACATGTCTTATCTCCAAGAGTACCAAAAGATTGCTCATAAGCTGATTGTGGGTCAACGCTAACGTTTCCTAATTCTGCTGTCATTTTTGTTTTACCTCGTTACCTTACTAGTTGTAAGGGTGATTTTTTTATTTCTGTTACTTCTGTTGGAATATCTTCCACCAGAGCTTTTAAATTTGGATTAAATCCCAAATCGCCATTCTTCTCTTTGAATGCTTTAATCATTCCTAAAGGAGATACTGGCTTTGATGGAACCTCTTGTGAAGCTTCTGGCTCTTTTGGAACTGGTTGCTCTGCTATTGTTTCCTGTTTAGGTTCATCAACACTCTTCTGAACGAATCTGTTTTCAAATTCTTTCATTTTTTTATCCATAATATCTTCAATTACCTTACTAATATCATTAGTTTTATCTGGTTCAATAGATACTTCTGGTTTCACTTCTACTGTAGGAGTAACAGGTTCTTTTTCAACTTCTGCTTTTATTTCTTCTTCTGTTTTTAACTCATTTTTAGGCTCAACGACCTCTGGAGTTTCAGTTACATTCTCTTGTTTTACTTCAGTGTTCTCTGTATTTTCCATTTTATTTTCACTCTCTGATTTTATACTTTTTAAGTACGCTACTGCACTCTTTAATACTGGAGCAAATGTTGCCTCTTTATTAATTGGAGTGCCTGTAAGTGTTAAATTAACAATATTTAAATCGCTAATTACATTGCCGACTTGTGTTACTGGAAAGAATCCAATACTAAATGAATTTAAAAATCCACCTTTAATACTTCCCCATACTTCTTTAAATCGTTCAATGTTGTCATTCATCTCTGCTTTAATCCAAGTACCTTTGGTATCTTGTTTAGCTTCAACTACTTTCGCAACTGGAATCATAGTACCTTTTGGTTTAGGTAATTGCTTACCTGCGTCATCATACCATTCTTCATGCTCTACATCAATAGTAATATTTCTATTTCTAAATTGTTTAAGCATTGATGATTGTGCGTTATCATTAATAACTTCACCAGCTAAATCTTTATCAGTAGTACTAGCATAACCTTCAATATAATATTTCTTTTCACCTTTCAGGTTAGCTTCTACACATTTAAATTTACCATCTGATTGGAAATTAAACTGTTTTGGTTTTAATTGGTTTTCTACTTGTTTCATTTTTATCAACTACTGGTTTTGTTACTGGTCGTGATACTGGTAAGAGTTTTGTTCTTAAAACATATCTCTTTATTTTTCTTTCAACTGCATCAGTTCTATTTTTGTTACTCCATTGTGTTAATGTTTTCTCAAGATATAGAAACTGTTTTCTTCCGCCTCTATAATATTTAATGTCTGTTACTGAGTTATCAATGTCTGCATGTGTTACTGTTAATGTACCATCTTTAGCGACATGACAATCATATATCATACCATTACTATCTCCTGCTGTAACTGTTGTTCCTGATTGTGGCAATCTACTTAATTGATTTTGTAATTCATCTTCATACAAAAGTTTTTCTTTTGCTCTTAATAAAGTTTGTTCCATCCACATTTCTTGGTTGCACCAAGGTGAATTAAACTCTTTTGACATTTGCCAATTCTCTACTAGTTCTTTAAATGTAAATCCAAATTCTTCTTTATAATCGTCTTCTTTTACGTTACGACCTGTGTGCTTTTTAGGCAACTCTTTATATACTTTAATTGGTGTTTCTCTACTCATTTTCATTTACCTCGTTTAGACAGTCTATTAATGACTGTACGTTTTTTATTTCTTAATTAATCGTTCAACCTTTATGTTAAACATGTTTTCTAAATTAGTTATACGTGCATTTAATTCATTTAAATACTCTGTAGTAGTAATAATATCTTTATTTACATCTATTATAAATGTTTTTTCTTCTGGAGTTTTAATAAGTGTTATTTCTTCAACCATTATACTTTCTCCTTAATATCTTTTTCATCTATCTTTTCTTCATCTACTTGTTCTATCTTAGTTTCAATTGGGTCTATACTTTTAATTTCTTCTGCAAATACTCTAATAAATGTTTTATCAGTAAATACTAATTTATAAACATATTCATTACTTCTATTTGTATTAATTTCATCAATAGTTCCAACAAGTCCTGTATAACCTACGTTATCAGTCATTACTTTAACCATTTCACCAATTTCAAACTTAAATGCTTTAAGACTACTTTTATTATCAATAGATTCTTCTTCATTATCAGTTTTATCATCATTTTCTTCAGTAGGCATCATTTCTTGTGCTTCTTCTACTGCTTTCTTCTTTGATTCTGTTAATTTATCTAAATCTATACCTTCTTCCTCTGCAATCATTTCAGATGTTTTGATACCTAAATCAAGTTCTTTCTGATATAAATCCATTTTCTTCATTTCAGTATTGATATCATAATCATCAAATATAAATTCTAATCTTCCTTCTGGGTCAATCTCTGTTAATATTTGTGTAGTATAATGATACTGTAACGTTTCTAGAATAGGTTGTATAGCTTTTCTCTTATGTACTTCAGATTGTGACTGAGATACAGCTTTATTTGAATCTTCTGTAAAACCCATTTCATCAGGTGTTACTCCAAATACTGACCATACTAATTTAATAAACCATTTCTGTTGTTCAAGAATCTGCATATCTTTAGCTGATATTGTAAATGGTATGAATGTTGGTTTCTCTTCTCCAGAAAATACTGGATATTGATGTCCAACTCTTACATCATTGTCTAAATCATCAACTTTTTTGAATTTAGCACGCATTCTTGATAAGAATGATTTTGCTGTCTTTTTATCTGCACCTGGTAGATGAACTAAGCCATCTGGTAAGTTACCATTCATATAATAGTCTAAGTTATACTGTTGACCATATATAAGCATATAAATTGTCTGTGTTAATATTTCCATTGGACTAGTTCCATAAATAGAATTAGTTCTTGGATTATGCATTACGTACATGATTTCACGTTTACCAAACGGAATTGGATGACCTCCTGTAGTCCATCCATATTGAAAAAATGCTGCATCTGAATAAGTTGCTCCATACTGCTTAGCAGACATAGAATTGTTGTTACCGGGAAATCCTTCAGGTGTTATAAAATCTTCTCTAGTACCCATATACCCGTAAATATCTGGGTTTTTTAAGAAACTTCCTGCATCACGAGCAAATAACTGAGATAGCTTTCCTTCTTTATTAAAAACTTTCACAAGAACACCTGAATCTAATTCAAGTATGTCTTTTATAATAGCTTTTTGTATCATTTCAAATGATTCATTATTACCATTAGGATTGTTTAAGAATAAAGTTGCTTCGTCTGCAAGAGCTTGTACTTCTATGTCATCGGTGTATTCTTCTCTTACACGAACTGACCATTGTGTACCTGCTGCTTCGTCTGCTAGAGTTTTTATAATACTAAACACATAAGGTGTTTTCGCAATGTCTCTAAGGTGTGGTATATTTAACTTTCTTGGATAACCATAAGGTGGTTTATATAAAAATCCAGGAATGTTTGCTTTCAGAATATCATTCTGAGGTGGGGAGAAGTAATCCATCATAGATGTTGTCTCTGATGTCTGAGGTTCCGCTTTTAATTGTTTTTTTGCCATTGTTTAAACGTACACTCGCATGATAGAGATATATCTATTTATTACTCTCTCTATCTCTATTATTAATATAACTGATAGTTTCTTTATAAAGCTTTCTATTATGTAGCTCATTTTCTTGGATTCTTAGCATAATATTGCTTTTGATACTTCAATTGTGCGTCTCTATCGTGATAATTCTCCCAACTTACTTGAAATT